TTAGTGGTTCGGCTTTTGTCGGTTTTCAATGCGGCGACATCCTCCACCATTTTTACAAATGCCCTCTTTATGAAGTTATTAACCGACTCCTCCCGGACGGATGCTTTGCTTAGTTTTTTAAGTAGGTCGCTGGGCTTGCCGCCGGTGAGCTTGACGTGCTTTTCAATGTCTGCAAGCGTTTCAAGCGTTTTCAACAGAAAATCGTACCTACTGAAATACACGTCCGGCTTGACCGTGCTGTCAATTAGAGCGATGCTTTCATTGACCTGCTTAGTAAGTGCGGGAACTTGACGCTCCATAAATGCAAGCTCCTGTGGTGTTTTCGTCTTTTTGAACAGTCCCATATAATACCTCCGACACTCGGCTTTGCCGGGCGTTTTTTATTTTTTCTTGTTTTTTATAGCTGGGGATTTTTCAGACACATTGAAATAGTTCCGACCTTCTGCTGTTGTGGCTATATCAAATCCGCAATAAACCATAGCACCGCTGAACTCCCCTATTGTTACATAGTGGTCTGTTCCGTCTTTTACGTCTGCGCTGTATAAGTTTCTGAGAAAAGAGTCGTGTGTTTTCTTGTTTAATGTTTCGATTGGTTGTAACTCCCTTTTAATCCACTCTATTAAAAAGGTCTTTTTCGGTGTACTAAGGTTTTCAAACTCAATAAGACCTTGAGGTGTTTCGGGTACAACACGCGGGCCGCTTTTTTCCATTTCATACAGCACCGACAAAGCCGCAACTTTCTTTTCGTTGGTTAGCCCCTTGAAAACGCGCAACATTTCTTTTGAGAAGTCGTCAAATTCGCGCGGGATGGTCGCCTCCATCTTACTGTTCGCACTTTTGACTATACTATGGTTTATGTTGGAGTAGTGTTCTTGTCCAATCAAAGTGTCGTCCCCCGTGAGCAACCACATAACGGAAACCCCTAAAAAATCCGAAATTGCAGTTAATTTGTCGGCGGGAGGGTTAGCAGGTCGCGTAAACCATGACCCAACAGTTCTCGTACTACAACCAACGGCAGCCGCTAATTCGTTTTGCTTAAAGCCTTTTCCGTCATTGTAAAGCGTTTTCATTCTCTCGATAATAGTCATATTAAACCTCCAAAAAAATTTTTTTGAAAAAATCTGAAAAATCGCTTGACAAATCCGAATTTTCAGATTATAATATAACCATACCCAAGCAAACACAGTCAAAAACGCCGAAAAAACAGCGGTTTTGTGTGCTTTGGTTAGCCCTCTATCAATAGGGTGTAGTCTATTGGTAGAGCTTTGCTGCGTTCAAATTAAAGCGCGAATATTGAACGCCGGGATGGACAATTCCTCGACTGCGTACCGCATAGCATCCATGAGGTGATTATTGTCATCGTCCGGGACATTCAGCTTTGACCCGGTGCGGTCGATTTTCCACGCGTAGCTGCTGACTTCCCGGAGGAAGTTAATGCAGCGGGGGTGTATGATAATTTCGTAATTTTGAATATATTGGATGCCGTTCGCCACGCTGTCCTTGCCTTTGCGGGCTGCTTTGACTTTACGCAACCCCAGACTAAACAGCTCGTCAATGCTTTTCGGTTCGGCGGAGTCGGCGACAATCTTTTCCTTGACATATCCCATCGCCTGTATCTGCTCGAAAATAGCCTTGTTTGTCATTCCGAGCTCGTACATTTCATTGAATACATATAGTTTATGCGCGGACACGTCAACTATTCCACAGAACAGCGCGGACGGGTCGTTTGTGTACCCAAAGTCAAGACCGAAAACAGCCTTGACACCTTTACGGCGTCGAACTTCGTCAAGGTCAAAAGCCTCGACATTCCATTTTTCATATACTAAGCCCTCGACAACCCCCCAGTCGCCCAGTCCAGCGACGCGGTATCGTCGAGGGTTTTCCGATTGCATAGTTTCAAACAGTTTCAAGTCGTCGGAACTGAGCCACTCGTTACACCGATAATCGGTAGTAATAGCCAACACGTCCTCCGGGTCGGGGGGATTTTCAAAAAATCGCTTTTTCAACCAGTGCCGCTCGTTCCACGGGTTGAAAGTGATTGTAATTTGTCGGAATAAACCATCGGGCATTTCACCACGGATGGACTCGTTAATGGTGTCAAAGTCTGCTTTGTTGCTTATTTCGTATGCCTCCTCAAGCCACATCCAGCATAGGACTCCGACCTGCACCGTGATTGACGCCACTTTCAACGGGTCATCCAATCCCCGGAAAAGAATTTTTTGACCTGTGGGGGTATATGTCATTTCGAGGGGGCTTTCCTTTACGTCGAACCAACGCGACAAGCCGAGGCGGTTTATGGCCCATTTTAGCTCGGTGAAACAACTGTCCTTGAGGGAGCGGAAAGTTTTACGCACCACAAGGAGGTTGCTTTGCGGATATTCAACGAGGCGGGTTATGAAGTTAAGGGCGGCAGTTTTGGATTTCTTAGATGCCCGGCTGCCCTTGACAACCCTGTATGTTTTCTTACAGTTCCAAAAAGTCGCATAACCGCGACCCACAACGTCCGGCAAGTGTAGCCGGTGCTCAGTCCTCAAGGTTGCCTCCGCCGGTAATGACAACCGGAATAGCTGCATCGACTTTCAGCTTTTCGGTGAAAATACCGTGACGCTTGCCGAGCAGTTCGGCGGCTTTGAGCTTTTCCTTTTCGTCCGGGGTTTTCATAAAACCGCAAGCAGACGAGCAGCCATCCCCGGTTCCCTCGACAACCACGACCTCGGCTTTACTTTCACCGCGCATTACCGAGGTCAGATATTCCATGACCTCCCGTGCGTCAGCGGTCTTTTGGTTCTGTATAACTTCGAGGCGTTCGTCAATGTAAGTGCGCACGGCATCAATCGACATCAGCCGACCGCCTAACTTCCTCGCCGTTTCGTGCTTTTTTATGTTCGGGTATGCGACCATATACGCCCTCGCCACGTCAAGGTCGATGAGGTATTCGTCCGCGAACCTGCGCCGCTTGTCATTCATAACAGCCGCTCCCTTCTTGTGTAATAACAACACCGACAAGGGGATAGGAGTCCGGCCTTGTCGGTGAAGTTCTAAGGAGGGTGGTCGCCGTTTTCAATTTCGGTTACACCCTTGCATGATACAAGTATAACACAGGTAAATACATCTTTCACATCTATTTTTTATTTTTATTCTGTTTTTTCAAGTACAGGTGACAGACGTTGCAAACATAGGACTCGGTAGCCCCTCCGCCGATTTCACGGGCGACCTGCAACCACGACATACCGTCCACAAAGCGCAAGGTGAAAACTTGCCGGGTCTGACTGTCCTCGATGTCGTTAATGTACCGCTCAAGTCGGTTGCGTTCGTGTATGCACCGCTGCCGCTTAGTCGATATAATAACCGACAAGTCCACAAGCTCGGCGACATACCTCTCCAACTTGCTTTCGACGGTGGGGTTTCGGGGCATCCCCGAAAGCTGCCCCGACGAGGTGCTTTGTGCTTTCGCCCTCAGTTCCTTTATTCGCCGTTCGTCCATCTTAATTTCCCGGTTAAGGTGGTAAAGCTGGGAAAGTTCTTTTTGTGTCATGCTATTAGTCCTCCATTCACTTTCTTAATTCGTGCTTTTAGTGCTTGCATAACTGCCTCGTGGGTATTTGCGCTTTTTGTTACCGACTTCATAACGTCCTCGTCCATGCACCCCTGCACAATGAGGTAATGTACATAAATTTTGTCAAATTCGCTGCCTTGCCTTAGAAGTCGGTGGATGCCTTGGTCTACAAGTTCAAAGCTCCAATTCAACCCGAACCATACGATGTGCTGTCCCCCGGCTTGCAAGTTTAACCCGTGCGCGCAAGAGGCGGGGTGTGCAAGCAGCACGTCAATTTTTCCGGTATTCCAGTCATCCTCGTCCTGCGCTCCCGAATAAACCCGCAACCGTAGCTTAGTCTTTTTCAGCCTTTCCATTATCCGGTCAACGTCATGCTTATAGCCGTAAAAAGTAATACAGGGTGCGTCTATCCGTTCCAATAATTCGACATAGGCATCCATTTTGCAGTCATGGACTTTGATTATCTGCTTTTCATTCCCGTACATGGCACCGTTGCAATACTGTAACAGTTTCCCGGTCAACACCGCCGCTCCCGCCGCTGTGACGGTTTCGTCCTCGATTTCAAGCAACAGGTCACGCTCGAACTTGTCATACTCCCGCTTTGCTTTGTCGGTCAACAGTATAGGGACTTCATGCTCGATGCACTTCGGTAATTCCAAATAGTCCTCGGATTTCATAGTGATACAAATATCACTAATTGCAGCAAACACGGCATCCTCCGCGTCGGTTTTCGGTGAATATGTTGAAAAATGCCCGCCGTGTGTGTTCTCGGTGAAATACTGCTGTCGGTATGCGCTTATTGTCTTACCGAGCCGCTGCCCCTCGTCAAGCAGGTAAATCTGCGCCCAAAGGTTTATAAGCCCCTTACTCGACGGCGTACCTGTCAACAGCACGACCTTTTTCATAAATCGCCGGACTAATTTCAAAGCCTTAAACCGTTTGCTTTGCGGGTTCTTAAAGCTGGTGGACTCGTC